CCGGGTTGCCCTGCTCGTCCACTTCGCCGTAGTTGATTCTCAGGTCGAGGACGTAAGTGTAGTAGATGTCGCAAAATAATTCCTTCTTCGAGCCAAGCTGGTGCATCCGCCAGCGGTTGCGGTCGTAGGAGCGTTCATTGTTCCCGGAAGGCGTCCGGGCATAGGTCTTCTCCCCGAAAGGCTTGAGCTTCGATTGGAACTCCGGGAACCTTGCATGGGCCTCAGCAATGCCCGTCTGGACAACCAGAGTCACGATGTAGGCGTTCTGGTAGTTCCGGCCCCGCGGCAACTGAATTGGCAGCACGTCCGGCTGTCCCAGCGCCATGAACACGAACTCGCCATCGCCCATGCCAAACTTCGACCGCGAGTAAAACGGGTAGATGAACCCGGCGCCGGAGATGGCAGCGAATTGCAGTGCATCCTTGATGGCGCGATCCACAAACGATTCCATGTAGATCGACTTAGCCACCTTGGACATCATGTTGCACTCGGCAAGAAACGCCTTGTTCTCGGTCGAGTAGCCCCAGTAGGGCCGGATGTCGGAGAGCGCCTCAACAATCTCCAGTACGCCGCGCTTGAGGTCGCCGGTAGTGAAGTTGGCCCACTTGGTAGAGACCTTGCCGCCCGTCTTGCCCGCGAGAATGTCCATCGCCCGTGTCAGGCTGGTGGAGCGGTTACTCTCCCGATACCATGTGATGCCTTGGTCGATGCACCGCTTGACGAAGCCATGCTTTACGTCGTCTGCTGATTCGTAATTTGGGCATTGCCAGCTCGTCTCTTGTTCCACTTAGTTCACCTTCGTTCTTGCTGCCGGAAGCGGAGCGGGCGCATCTTCCATCGAACTGACGCCGTACCGCGTGTTCTGCTGATTCGCGTGGTCGCGGTCCGCCATCCGCTGCAACGCTTCGCGGATGAATGTCTTCTCCCACTCCTTGACGCCGGAGGCCGTAAGCCGCTGCATGAGCCTGCCTCGCAGAGCCTCGTAGTGCGCCCGGCCCCGCGCCCAAATCTTCTCGATCAGCTTCTCGTTGGCTTCGCGCTCCTGCTCGTGCAACTTGCGGAACACGCGGTCCATTTCCTTCGGCTGATTCGTCTTGTGGCGGTTGTAGCCGATTCGGTGCGGAGTCATCGGCGAAGTCATCACCACATGCCCGGTTGCTGGGTTCTGGTCGTACCAGACTACTTCCTTGCCGTTCTCGAAGGCCCAGTCGTCTTTGCGCTCGCCGGGTAGGATTATCAGGCTCACAGTTCCGCTCCCATCATCTGCTCCAGTGAGGAGTTGATCCCCACCGGATAACCGTAGTCTATCTCCAATTCGTCCTCTTCGCCTTCAAATTTTGCTTGCACGCGCCTAGCCATGGACTCGGTATCGTTCAAAATGACGTAGCTGATTCCGTCGCCGAAGATGCGATCATCGCGCTTGCCGTCTTGATGGTCCCACCGCGTCCGTCCGCCGTCCGTCTTGTCAATCTGGAATGCCGGGATCTCATGCTTTAACAGGAACGGGTCGTTCACTTTGCGCCAGTGGTTCTCCACCGCCGTCTTGTACATCGACAGCATGAAGTTGCGGCTCCACTCCGTTGTGTACCAGCCTAGCCGCTTCGACTTCCTCTTGTCAGCCTCGGGATTCATGCCGTCAAGCCGGGAGAAGTGATACAGGTTCCTCTTGTTGAAACCCATCGAGAGCATCTGAATCTGCGGCGTGTCGCCCAAGCCAAACACCTGCTCGATCCCAACCAGCGGCTCATTCCCCGGCGGCATCTCCGACTTGTACAGCGACACCAGAGCCATGATGTAGGGGTGAACCAGCGAAGGGTCAACGCGGTTCGTCCAGAAGCACGCCGCCTGAAAGTCCGGCTCAACCGAGTAAATCGACTTCGCATTGACGGAGATGTACGTGCCATCCTTGCCCGTCCCGCCTGAATTATCCACGCCGATTCCGTAGATGTACCCCGCTTCCGGCCACTTGAAGATGAGCAACTTTCGCTCCGCGTCGAACAGGTCGATGCCCGACTCCTTCGGCTGGCGCAAAGGAACCATCTCCCACCAGAACGTCTTTGCCATCCTGCCGCGCAGATCAGTGATGTTGCCGTCATAGAACACGCGGAACCGTTCGGCGTCGTAGTCGATGTCTGCCGGGTCGGGGTGATACCCCTCCTGTACCTGCTCACCGATGATCGACCAGCACGAGTACGGAGCCCGCGCGTCATCCTGCTTTGAGACTTCCATCAGGTTGAATACGAGGTCTTTCTTGGGCCTCAGAGCCTCAATATCGTCGTTCGGCATCTCCTGTAGCCAAGAGTTTTCTTCGCCCTTGCGCCGCGCCTCAAGGAAGCTCTGCTCCCAGTAGTAGGCTTGGAAGTCCGGCATCCTCCAGTCGTCGCCCATGTACTTCCTGAGCAGTGGCGTCTGGTGAACAAACTCCGCAGCCTTCGATACCATCCTTCGCGTCTCAACCAGCGTCGGCGTCCAACCCGCAGGAACCGGGTGGTCCTCTCTCCACGTTGGCGTCGGGAAGATGTCTACAGCGACATACCAAGGGCAGAATATCGGCTGCAACCTAGCTCCTCCAGACGCCCAGTAATCCCGGCTTGAATACCATGTCTTTGCCCACCAGTCCGTGTTTCCGTTCCCTGTCGATTCCAGAACCATGAACGTGTTCGGGGACGGGTGAACAGCTTGAAACAGGGACTTCTCAATCACGCCCGATGCGTCGGGGAAAATACTGACCTCGGAAATGTGAATAACCGACGGCGTGTCGCCGCGAGCGATGCCGGCCGCTTTCTTGCCGGAGTAGAACGTCAGACGGCAGTTCGTTGCGCCAAACGCTTTTACCGACGCCGCGCGGTCCGTAGTTGGATTCGCCTTCATCCACGAAGGCATCTCATTGAAGGCAAGCTCCCACATGCCACCCATGCGCTCGCAGGCGTCCTGATCGTAGGAAGCAATCGCGGCTTTGATGCCGACACCGAAGTTCAACTTCTTGGCGATGGCAAGCTCGGCGATTGTAGAGAATCCCTGCTGACGGCTTTTCAACCATTGCTGCTCAATGGCCCTGCCAGCTTCTTCACGTTCGGCCCATGTATCCAGAAGCATCGATTGGGAAGCTCTCGGCTCGAATCTCTGGAGAGTTCCATCTGCGTTGATGTAGGCATAGGACTCAAGCCAGTAGCGATCATCGCACCAGCAGATGTTGTACTCGTTCGAGATCCATGCCAGCTCATCCGGGCCGAGACTGTCCTCTACATCGGTTCCATCCCGTTCCGCTCTTTCAGCGATTACCTTGAAGTGGGAGTTGAACGAGTCGATTTGCGAGAGGGAGTGGTACTCGGGAATCCACAGGCCCGTCTCCGATTGGGCGGACGCCTCCGAAAGCCTGGAAAGCTGCTCGGTAGCGAGGCGTTTCGAGAAAATGGCTTACCTCTCAAACACAATTGGAGTGTTCTGGTTGAAATGCCGGGGATGGTCCGTGGACAACGTTCCCGACTCAAGCTGCCTGGGGTTGATGACGGCCATGATTGCCTTGGTGCGGTCCTCGGGATACTTCCACTCGTGCCCTCCCTCGGATTCCTTTTCTTCCCGCGCCTCACCCGCGTTGATCTGGATGGCCGTCTGAGAACCCTTCGGGATGGGGAGAATCTTGCCCGCTTTCAGCATCCACTCGCGGTCGGCGTAGCCCTTCGGCTTCTTCGCCTGCTTGATCGACGTGGCCACGATCTGCGGCAGGCCCGCCGAGAGCATCATCTGAGTCTGCATGTTGCCATAGAGGAACAGCGCGGACTGAACGACCTCCGCTAGCCGCAGCGATCCGACACCGGCTGCATGGGCAATTTCTTCCACGCTCAGGTGCTTCCTGTCTGTCATCGTGCATCTGTCCCACACCTCAATGAACGATCTTGCGTCCTCGTCGTCGTGAGCGCGGAGAGCCTGGATGCAGTGCTCTACTCCGCCATCAATCGAGCGCAGCATCGGCGTCACGGTTGGTTCCGACTCCGGCTCCCACTCGCCATCCTCGTTATCCTGCTTCCAAAGGTTTTCGAGACGAGTGAGAGCCTTCGCCCGTGCAGCCTGGACGGTCAGGTTGTCTTGACGCTTTGGCCGGAATTTAGTTGGCCGGGGCATTGGTTTGGATTCCGTATTCCTCAGTCAAATCCTCGGTAACCGGGCTCACTCCCGGAACCGTGGGCACGCCCATGTTCGCCACGCGCGGCTTCTTGCCGTTCGGCTTGAGCCTTCCCTTGTACTGCGATGGCTTGACCCACCGCTCGGCCGGGACGCCGTTCTCGTCGATCTGCACTGGGAGGTCCATGCCGCACTCTTCCCGCACCTGATTCGGCGGAGCGACGGGGATGTCGATGGTTTCCTTGATCTCCGGCCCGACTTCGGTTCCTTCGGGAAGCAAGTCCAGACCGAAGTCAATCACGAAGTCGTCTTGGAGCGCCGGAGAGAACGACATTGCCGGGGCGAACTCCACCGTTACCCGCGCCCTGTACCCCTGGTACGCCTTGTGGCTGTGAAAGTGGCCGTGAACCCGGAGGCGTTCGTAGACCTTGTGCATGATTGAGTCCAGAGCTTCGCTTCCACTCAGGCGTTTCGGGATTGATCGTTCCTTGGGCATGGTTGCCTCCTCCGAGGACAATGGGCTTCAACTCCTCATCCAACTGCTTCCAGTAGCGAATGCGGGTGGCGTAGAGGTTGAGCAGTTTTTGAAGGGTTCCGTTCTGGGGGCGGTGATGGCCGCGTTCAAGGTAGACGATGGTGTTGTAGTGGACTCCCGACATTTCCATCGCAGCTTTCTGCGTGAGCCTGGCCCGCTTCCGCAAGGCCTTCATCCGACCGCCGCTCCACTCGTCCACCATTGCTCACAAGATTAGCACAACATGTCAAGATGGTACGCGCTTCCGGTATCGCGCCTTGGCTTTCTTCCGGTTCGTTGCCGTGCATTTCTTGCACCGCTCCGTCCCTGGAACCAAAGGCTTCTTGCTGGAACAGTATCCGCACATACCCTCGGCAACACGTCTCATCTGCCATGCTCTCTGCCGGGATATGGTCGGTGCATCGGTCATAGAATTGGTGCGAT